GAAAAGGCTGTGCTCATTTGCAAGTTTGAATCAGGTTACGGCCGCGCCTTCGCCAAGATTATTGGCAATTCGGACCTTACCCAGCAAATAGGTATTCAGCCAACCTTCAAGATCGAAAACGCCCAGAAGATTGCCGGCATGATGATCAAACAAGGCAATGACTGGTTGAAGTGGATGTGGACCAAAGACAACCCAGGTGAATGTCCACCGGCAGTTAAGCACGTCATCGGGACAAAGGAGATCATCGACTACTCAGAGCAAATGTTGTTCCTTAAAAACTTCCTGCTTAACACGATCAAGCCGAAGCTCGGCGCCGCACCTGCAGCAGCCCATCCGTTGATGACCGGAACCTCGGATATCCAACAGGCTGCCGATAAGATGGCTGAAACAAACAAGGGCTTCCAGCCTGTGCAAACTTCTGAAGATCCCGATGGAATCGCGGACGATCTTCCATTCTAAGACACAAAATGTAACTTTCTAAATATAATAACCATGTTTACAAGCAAAAATTTTCATCAAGGAGACAGCCAGTTTTTCGGAATTAACGCAGTGCCAAAAGGCGCAAAGAAGATTGAAAAGAAGTACATCGCAGCCTCAGAGCGAAGCGGCTCTTTTCATGCCTTATTCGGTAATTACGATATGTATGAACACGAGGAAGGCTTTGTAATTGAGGCGCACGAGGAATGCATTCTTAACCACAGCCTTCAATTCTCGACAAAGCCCAAGTGATTGACAAGAAAGATCATAGACATTCTATTATTCCAAAAGGCGTTTACTACGTTGGCATCCAACAAAGGTTTGATCCACTCGCAGGTATTAAAAAACGTGTTCAAGACTAATATATGAAGACGCTAAAAGACTTTACCCCCGAAATACAAGCCAAGATTCCAGAGTACCAAGCCAAAGCCTTAGATGGCGTAATGGATGGAAGAAGATACAGGGATTTCGATATTGAAAAAGCAAAGGCTGCCGTTTATCACAACTACGAGGCTTGCGGGTATAAAAGGCCATTGGTGCTTTGGGTGGACAACCCATTGGAGCAACAGGTTATGTTTAACTATATCTGCGCTTTGTTTGGTGAAAATAAAGAGTTGCGCAGCCAGTTGGAAAGCCAGTTGTACAGCCAGTTGGGCAGCCATTTGTACAGCCAGTTGGACAGCCAGTTGGACAGCCAGTTGCACAGCCAGTTGCGCAGCCAGTTGGGCAGCCAGTTGGACAGCCAGTTGGACAGCCAGTTGGTGGAAAGCCAGTTGCACAGCCAGTTGCGCAGCCAGTTGTACAGCCAGTTGGAAAGCCAGTTGCACAGCCAGTTGTACAGCCAGTTGGGCAGCCAGTTGGAAAGCCAGTTGGAAAGCCAGTTGCACAGCCAGTTGGGAAAATATCATTATAACTACTTATTCACACTAAACGTGTTCAGCGATGGTTACTATACATGGTTTAACTTCATACACGAGCAGTTTAAACTGCCGATTGACGATAAAACAAAGAATATTTTTGACATAACATTCAAACTGCAAAGAGCATCTGGCATTTATTCATGCATTTTTTCAGAGGCGGTTGCGGTGGTTTGCAAGTATCCACAAAAAGTACATCAATCAGGGCCAGAGTACAACCTTCACAACTGCAATGGAAACGCAGTAGAATGGGGGCACTCTTTTATGCGTTTTGATTGCTGTTATGTAAATGGAAGGAATATCAGCAGTGAGCTTTTTGCAAAAATTGACACCATAACTTTTGACGAGTTTTTGAAGCTGAAAAACGAAGAAGATAAGGCTGCAATTATCACAGTAAAAAAAGAAAGACACGGCAACAATCACGTACTTTTTTTCTTGGGTGCGGAAGTTGTAGACGAGCAAGAAATAGTACACGAAACGTCAAAAGAAATCCAAAGGCTTTACAAAACCAAGAAAAGGTTTGAGTGGGCAAATGACAGCAAGGGAAATAGTAATGTACAACTCGCCTGGAATGAAATGCAATGCCCATCTACGGGACAGACTTACTTAATTGAAACCTGTCCAACATTCAACAGTGTAGTGGAATCGGCTAAGTGGCTGAGGCCCTCATTTGTCCCTAATTCAGTACCCTATCATTGGCAATCAGCAAATTAGATTATTATGGACTACATCAATAAAAAGCCATGACAGCAGAAGAAAAAGCAGCAGAATTGTATCCGCACGATGACAATGCGGACATACACACACAGATTTACAATTCCAATAAGAGAGAGGGATTTGTGGAAGGCGCAAACTGGCAAGCATCCAAACACGAGTGGGTTAGCGTGAAAGACAGGCTGCCGACTGAAGCGGATGCGGTGGATGGTATTGTTGAAGCGTTGGAGTTTTATGTTATGAACTGGAATAAATATAGGCTAGATATTAAAAGCGTTGATAAAGCTAAAAAACTTGGGCTTTTGTATTGGCGCACTCCTTTACCGAACAACTTTCCTCCACCTCCAAAAACAGAGATATGAGTACCATTTACGACTTAATGAAGGGCAAGCTTGTTAATTACATGACTGATGCTAAAGTTGAGGTTCCGTTGATTATAGACAAAGTTGAGCAATACAAAAAATTGGAAGCATGAAGACAGCATTAACCGAATTGATAAAAGAATTTGAAGGGGAAACAACCGATGATAATTGGACTAACCAAGAGCGGGCTATATTCAAAGTTTGCCTGACGATGGCAAAAAGTAGGTTACCCAAAGAACGCCAGCAGATAGAGGATGCTTATTGTGACGGCAACCCACAGTTTTCAGATTGCGCTAAAGAATACTTCACTGAAAAATTTGAACAATGAACAACTGGATAAACAAACATTCACAGGAGCTTTTCACACGAAACGATGAAAGAGTCGAAGCCATCCCTGTCTCAGCTCTTGAGGAACTATTCAGTAAGGACGGTGAGCAGTTGGCGAGGGAGACGAACCCTTACGCTCAATCGGATAAGTCATGGCAGGAGATGACGCAATGGATGATGTACAACCAGTACAACAAGGTGTTTCTCGAAGCCTACAACAGATGAAAAATTCCACCTATTGCAAATGTTTAAAAAACGTGCATAATTATTGAATAATATCTAATAAAGTTTAGGTAAATTTGAAGCGGGTTGAAAAATGCCCGCTTTTTTCATGCAGTTCCAGCAAGGTAATCAAGCGGCTGCATACTCAACAGAGGAAATAAATAAACTGATTGACCTGTATATCAAACATAGGGAAGAAGGTTTTAGCAAAGAATCCTTTGTTGAATGTAGCTACCAAACAGTTGAAAAGTACGTTAAAGATCCCGTTTTCGAGGCCAAAAAAGTAGAATTAGAGAAGGCAGAAAGAGCGGGAATTTTGTATTGGGAGAAAGTAGGCCGCGACTTAGCAACAGGCAAGATTCAAGGCAACCCAACATCGTGGATATTCAACGTTAAGAACAAGCTAGGCTGGAAAGACAAGTCAGAGGTAGAGCATGAGTTCAAGAAACAGCCCACTATTAACCTAATCATGGATGGACGTAAGACTAACCATTCCGGCGAGTGATACGGTTGAAGCTCTTTTAAATAGTCCTAAAAGGTACATCGTAAACGAAGGGGGTGCAAGGTCGGGTAAGACATACGGCACAATGCAGTTGCTTATCTACTATGCGATGAACAACCCAAGAACGAAGATAACGGTGGTTTCTCATTCCCTTCCTCACCTGAAAAAGGGTGCGTTAAGGGACTTTCTGGACATCATGGATGCTTGGAAGATATACAATGAAGACAACCACAACAAGACTGACAATGTTTACCACTTTGGAACAAGCTATATCGAGTTCTTTGGATTAGAGGACGCTGGAAAGGCAAGAGGACCGGGTAGGGATATACTCTTTATCAATGAAGCTAACCTGATCAGCAAAGCCCTTTTCGACCAACTAGATATGCGGACAAGGTGGAAGGTGATGATAGACCTTAACCCTGCGGACTTCGATTGTTGGTGTTATAAGTTGGCAGACGGTGAGGATGCGGTTAAGATCCATTCAACCTACAAGGACAACCCCTACTTACCACAGGCTCAGATAAGGGTAATAGAAAGCTACAAGGACGCTGACGAGATGATGTGGCAGGTGTTCGGGTTGGGACTAAGGGGAACAAGCAAAGAACAGATTTACACCCATTGGAAGTTGACAGACAGCATACCGGAGGGACAGGTATTTTACGGTTTAGATTTCGGGTACAATGTGGCCTCAGCACTGGTAAGGATAACAATAGCGGACGGTGTTGCTTATGTGAAGGAGATGCTATACAAGACCCGTTTAACTACTTCAGACCTAATAACAGAACTACAAAACTTAGCGTTAAAGCGGACAGATGAAATATTCTGTGATGCTGCTGAACCCAAGACTATTGAAGAACTATACCGGGCAGGGTTTAACGTAAAGCCAGCAGACAAGGACGTAACAGAGGGGATAAGGAAGGTTAAGAGCTATCCTTTGTTCATCGAAAAGAACAGTTTAAACGTCATAGCTGAGATAAAGAAATACAAGTGGAAAGTGGACAAAAACGAGGTGGTATTAGATGAGCCGGATAAAGAGAATGACCACGCTATGGACGCGATGAGATACGCGATATTCACAAAAAGTAAAACGCCATCCCTTACCTGGGGTGTTATGTAAATATGGGTCTATTTGACTTCTTTAAGAAAAAGGGTTTAAATCCGAATCAACCGACAATGCCTTTTCCGATGGTATTCGGCCAAACGGTGATGAGCCAATACAACAAGCAAACATCGGTTGAGGATAGCTATGCTTCCAATGCGGATGTTTATTCCATTGTTTCGCTGTTGGCAAGGAAGGCAAGTTCTATTCCGTGGTATGTTTACAAGAAAAGCAAAGATAAAGGGGCTAAAGTAGCCCTAGAACGGTATAAAAGTTTATCAAGGGGAATAAGTACGGGTTCGGTTGCTGAGGCTCTTAAATGGCGGCAAAAGGCGTATGATTCAGATGATATCGTTGAAGATGGGCAATTAGCTGAGATCCTGCAAAGACCTAACCCATCGCAGGGACAAGATAAGTTCTTTGAGAGTTTATACACATGGTACTGGCTAACGGGGGAGGGATTTATCTGGGGCAACAACGGAGGATCAGATAATCCAAAATCTCCCATTGTAGAGATGTTTCCGCTACCTAGTCAGGAGATGGATCACATTCTAGATCATAATGACATCTTTGGAATACTAGGCTGGAAATTAAATGTAGCTAGGGGTATTCCTTTGAGTAAGGAATCAGTCCTTCAGTGGAAGATGCCTAACCCTACTGTAATTGATGACCATGTAGGGATCAGAGGTATGTCTCCCCTTCAGGCCGCTTATAGGACTTCAATGATGGGTAACGAGGCGGAGATAGCTGCCTATTCAATGATGAAGAACGGCGGCGCGAAGGGTGCTTTAAGTCCAGAGCCAGTTAACCAACAAGTGCCAATGGTGAGCATTGAGCAAGCGCAGAGCATTAAAGAATTTATGGGGCAGTATGTGAACGGTGGCACGAACAAGGGAAATATAACTGTTTTACAAACACCGTGGAAATACCTGGACTTCGGTTTGAGTTCGGTAGATATGCAGTTGATCGAAAGCCAAAAGATAACCCTTCATAAACTTTGTAGGGTCTTTGGTGTTCCGGTGGTTTTGTTTGAGGCGGACTATATGACTGATAACAACTATCAGAATGCACTGAGGGACTTGGTAACTAATACAATTGTTCCTGCCATTTCATCTTTGAGGGATGAATTAAACAGGTGGTTAGTATCTAAGAATGGCAATGATCAATACTATGTTGACTTCGACATTCAGTCACTTCCTGAGCTTCAAAGGGACATTGAAAAGCTAGTGAACAGTTTAGCCAATGCACCTTATTTGACGTTTGACGAAAAACGGCAACAGCTAGGATTTGAGGCATTGGGTGGGAACTTCAGTAAAGCATACATCAACTCAGGGTTGATACCATTGGATGAGGTAGGAATGGATTTAACTATTGACGATGAATCAGGAGATATGGGCAATGGTGATGACTAAATACCCTAAGATAGAGAAAGAAAGAACGTGCAGAATGGAGAGGGATTTAAGAAACGCAGCCCGAAAGGAATACTACGAAAAGTTATATGAAGCCAAGAGAGCGCAGGACATATTGGAGGCAGGTAACAAGGATACAACTCAAGTTACAAGCTAAGTATAGCGCGAGAATCAAGGCGGTACTGGATAGAAAGTTAAAAGAGTTCATTGAATCGTACAAGGATAAGGGCAGTTTGAATATGCTCGAATTGTGGAATGATGAGTTGTTAGAGGTGTACAAGAAGATGTACCAAGAGACATTCGTAACGTTCGCCAATGTTCAGTATAGAAGGTTGAGAGACATATCTAAGCAGTATGAAAAGAACATGGGTTTTAACGCTGAATGGACACAGCAGGTAAACGAATGGCTAGCGAGGTACGGGTTAAACCTAGTGAGTACAGTGAGTGGGAATTTCCGAGAGGTGATACTGGACTTAATTAACAAACAGATTCATTCTAAGAAGCATAAGAGAGTTCGGAGATAGGAGTAGTTATTGGGCTGAAAGAATTGCTAGGACTGAAACCATGAGAGCGAGCAACCTCGGCCACATGGCAGGTGCAAGAAAGCACAAGTTTGTCGTGGTGAAAGAGTGGATCTCAGCTAAGGACAACCGGACCAGACGGTACGAAAAGAATGTATTTGATCACTGGATATTAGACGGACAACAAAGGGAAATGGATGAGGCATTTTTTCAGGTGGGCAGGAATGGACAGGCTGCGAATGCACAACAGCCAGGGGATGCAGATGCACCAAAAGAGTTCACGATTAATTGCAGATGCACGATTGCATTTGAACCAAAAAGAGATAACAACGGGAGGTTAATAAGAAGATGACATACAAAACACTTGAACTGGAAATTAAGGACGTAGATACCAAAGAAGGTATTGTTTCCGGGTATTTCTCAGCATTCAATATAAAAGATTCAGATGGTGATGTAATTCACCCCGGCGCATTTGTTAAATCAATTACTGATTGGATGCCAAAGGGACGGATTAAACACCTAATGAACCACGATCCTAGTAAACCACTAGGTAAGATCATTGAACTCAAGGAAGATGACTATGGACTGTTTTACAGGTCAAAGCTAGGCACGCATGCACTAGGGCAGGACTTTGTGAAGATGGTAGAAAGCGACTTGATTAAGGAGCATTCTATTGGGTTTAATGACCTCACCCCTATTGACCAAAGAAAAGGGGATGGGTTCAACAATATCACCAATGTAAAGCTTTACGAGGGTTCTTCTTTAACCGGATGGGGCGCGAATGAGTTTACGCCAATTCACTAAAAAAAGCATTCCAGGATTATGGAAAATATTGAACAAGTGATGAAAGACGGCTTGAAGTCTGTTGAATCACAATTAAAGAGCGAGTTCGCAGCACTTGACCAAAAACACGCTGCACAGGTAGCGCAACTTAACGAAGATGCGGTAAAGAAAAACGAAACACTTGCCGAGGTAAAGGCAAAGGTGGACGAGATGATTGCGTCTAATGGCAAGCTCAAGGCCAACATCGAAGCAGAGGCTATCGGTGCAAACCGCCAAAAAGCATTGACCAGCGCAATGATTGACATGATCGGATCTAACTTCGACAAAATCAAATCTGAAACACCCTTTCAGGATACTAAGGCTGTTGGTGTGATGACGCTCGGAGCTATTGGCAACTATGGTGGTTTGACAGGTACTAGCGTTTTGTCTTATGTAGAGAATCCCATCATGAGGTCTTACTTTTCACCTCACCTTTATGATGTGTTTAGGATTATCCCTACTGCCACTGGTAACGTAACATTCCCACGCGGTAACAACCCCGTAGGTGAAGGTTCATTCGGCGCGCAAACTGAAGGATCAGCAAAGCCTTTCGTTGACTACGATGTAACAATGGTTAACACCTCTGTTCCTTTCATCGCTGGTTACGCTAAGGTATCTCGCCAGATGCTTCAGGATCTTCCTTTCCTTCAGTCTTATCTTTCTAGCTCACTGTTGGAAGATTGGAACAGGGCAGTAGATAACAGGTTCATGGCTACCATCACAGCTAATGCAACTGGTGGTTCTACATCTTCAACTGGCGCAGCTCCACGTATCATTGACTATCTGGCACAGCATGGCGCACTTGGTTTGGGACAGGCCGATACGATCCTTACCACTTATGCTGCATGGGCTAACGTGTTGAATACACTGCCTTCAAATGGTTCATACTCTGTGCCCGGTGGTATCACCATCGGTGCGAGTGGTGAGACTAGGGTAGCAGGTATTCCGTTGATCCCTCATCAGGCTATTCCTACTGGTAGGATTTACGTATTCAACCGTCAGGCTTTTGCTATCGCACAGGCTAGCGGATTGAGCGTAAGAAGCACTGAGACAGATCAGGACGACTTTATCAAGAACCTCGTGACTTATAGGTGTGAGGCAAGGGTTGAGCTTTTGAGCTTCCAACCAACTGCTGCCATCTATGGTTCAGTTTCTTAATTAATAAAGGGGGAGGCCGTAACCTCCCTCTTTTCAAACTACTTATATGCCCATTGGTTCATTCAGCACATTTAGGGACGTTGTGAGACTTGTCCTGATGAATAACCCTAAGACGGTGTTAGACTTAGGCATAGGACATGGAATAAACGGCGCAGGTATTAGGAACTGGCTAGACAACGGCGTTAACTACAACACACAGTTAGAGGGTGTAGAAGGGTTTAACTACCGCTCTCCACTTTGGGACTGTTACGACAAGGTTCACGAGTGTACTATTCAGGAGTTCTTTGAAAATGATAACAGGAAATGGGATTGCATATTACTTACCGATGTAATTGAACACTTTACAAAAGATGAAGGTGTTGACGTTATTACTAGGGCTAAGGAAAGACTAAACGAAAAAGGTTTGTTTGTCATTGTTACGCCGGGAGTGTGGATAGAACAAGGTGCAGCGTATGGTAACGAACTAGAGATACATAAGAGCCTATGGACTGCATTTGAATTTCAGGCACATGGGTTTAGTGTGGTTAAAGATGGTACTAAGGATGATATGGGTTATATGATGATCGTAATGGAATTTATCAAATGAGAATACTTTGCTCAATACACTTGTACCCGCCAAAGCATAACTGCGGAGCTGAAGGAATGATTCATGCTATGAACAAGCACCTCCAAAGCAAAGGACACGAGGTAAGGGTTTTACTTTGGCAAGCGAATCATTACAAAATTGAAAACATCTACTGCTATGAAGGTATAGACGTTTTCCCTCCTGAGCAGAATTTAACAGAGACGCTATTCGCATGGAGTGATGTAGTGATGACACACCTAGACTACACCCAACAGACAATAGGACTAGCAAGGGTGTTCAAAAAGCCTGTGGTCCACTTGATTCATAACTATTCTACTTACCCAAGTATTGAACTAGCGGACAGGCCTCAGTACATCGTTTACAATTCAGAGGCGGCAAAAGAGAAACTAAACTACCAACACGAAAGTATAGTAGTTCACCCTCCGGTAGATTGGAGGCAGTACGATATAAACCGAGATCCTGAGAAAAACCAATATATCACCCTGATTAACCTAGACGGCAACAAAGGGGGAGCGATTTTAAGAGAGATAGCAAAAATGTTACCGGATAAACAGTTTTTAGGTGTAAAGGGAAGTTACTCAGAGCCAGCTAGCGAAGGACAACACACGAATCAACCTAGCAACGTCACGATAATGGACAACACTCCTTTTATCATGAGGGCTTATGAGCAAACTAGGATTTTAATAATGCCTAGCAAGTTTGAAAGTTGGGGAAGGACAGCCACAGAGGCCATGAGTTCAGGCATTCCGGTGATATGCAACCCAACACCTGGACTAAAGGAGAATTGTGCAGACGCGGGGATATATGTAAACAGGGACGACATCGAAGGTTGGGTAAAGGCTATTAAGAAATTGGACGACCCGAAAGAGTACAAGAAAGCCAGCAAGAAAGCAAAAGAACGGAGTAGAGAACTGGACCCTAATAAAGAATTGGAAGCATTCGAGGCATGGATAAGAGACGTGCCGAATAAATATACATTCAGATGAAAGTAACGGTTATTTCAGATATGGTTAGCGAGCCTGTTTCTTTGACAGAGATTAAAAACTGGCTAAGAATTAAGGACTTCACCGATGATGATACTTTGCTTATTGAGTTGGGCAAAAGTACACGCAGGCATTTAGAGAAGTTTACCGGATTATCATTTGGGATAAAGACATTGGAAAGCATTGTTGATGTGGACAGGGAAAAAATCGAGCTTCCTTATTCTCCGGTGGGAAGTATAACAAGCGTTTATGAACTAACATCGTTTATTACGTGGACATTGGTTGACCCTACGGAGTACGCTTTAATTGGAGACGTTTTAAAGATTCGCAACGGCTGTTTTAAGGTTACATATCAAACCGGCTTTATCTCGCTCCCTGAAGACTTAAAGACAGACATAAAGGTATTAGTTGCATGGCAGTACAAGAACAGGGGATTGAATTTCGAGGCTGATAAAGATGGTGATATAAGAGAGTTCCCGCATAGGAATTTGCTTAATTCCAGACTATATAAAAAGGTTGTGATTTGAAGGCGTTTAGTATTGAATTGGATGGATTTCAGGAAGTACTTAATAAGCTAGCTAAGGAAGGGGGAAAGATAGCTGAGGATATTGATGAGGAAATAGCAGCAGGTGTAAGGAACATGGAGAGAAGCGCAAAAAGGCTTGCACCTGTGAACACGGGAACGGGAAGGCTTAGAAGCTCAATAACTGCGAGCCGAAACGCTTTCTTGAATTGGGAGTTATCGGCAAACGTAGGCTATGCACCATACATAGAATTTGGCACAGGTGGTTTAGTAGACGTTCCAAAAGGATTAGAGCAATATGCGATACAATTTAAGGGAAAGGGAATAAGGCAAGTGAATTTACCAGCGAGGCCGTTTTTCTTCCCTAGCGTGTTCGCTTATCAGGTAGAGATCGTTAAAAACATAAGAGAAATAATCAGACGTGAAAAACGCATCTAAGGCCATAAGAGACGCATATAGAGTAGCCTTAACAGGGTTAACGTATAATGGAACAAGTGTTCCGGTGTACGATGATGCGCCCGTACAGACTGTTCCTGATTATTACATACTTATTGGGAATATCACAGAGGCAAACGAGGCTAATGACCATTTGTTTATCAGACCAACGGAGATAGTAATTGATGTCGTGACGCGGCAGTATATGTACAAAGATAGGGACGCGGTGGATAGTATTTCTCAAAGTATGACAGAGGCGGTATTAGCAACCATTCCAGGTTCTTTAACTAATGCTGATTTCTACATAGGCCACATTCAGAATAGCAACTCTTTGTACTTAGACGGTAGAGACGGCGAAACATACATAACAAGAAAGATATTAACATTCACTCAATCATTAATTCAAAAGTAACATGGCACAAGTATTAAGTTCAAATCAACCTATTGAAATTGATGTAGCGGGCGGTAGTTCATTCAAGACTCTCGTTTGCGTTCAATCCAAGACGGTTTCTGGTTCAGTAGACGTAACAGAGGAAGATACAGATTGCGGACTGTTGACTGCTGTGGGTTCAGTTAAATACACAATCACGGCTGACGCTGTTTGTGAGACTGCTCCAACGGTTTCACAGGTAAGTTACAACGCACTGTTGACGGCTTTCGTAAACAAAACATTGGTACACGTAAGGGTTCAGAATCCAGTTGTTAGTGGTTCTTCTTTGGGTGCTGCGTACTATCATTCATTCTATGCGCGTATCACGCAGCTTGACCTTACAGGCGAATCAGCAGGTTATGTTAAATTCTCAATTACTCTTAACTCTGACGGAATCGTTGATATAACTGTATAACATGAATACCGCAAAAATTACTATCAATTCCCATGAAGTAGTATTGAAGTTAGTAGTATTGAAGTTTGGTATGTATTCGGCTAGATATCTGGCTGATAAGTTCCAAAAGAATTATTGCTTCGATGGTGATGAAATCACAGAAATAGGCATAGCCCACGTAATCTACTCAGGGTATATGAACGCTTGTGCTGTAAAAGATGAATCTCCGGCTCTTTCATTTGAGGACATGGTTGACTTTGTGGAATCATCCATAGGAGACACAGAGAAAATTGATGCGATTGCCTTAGTGGTTAAAGTGTGGAGCGAATCACAGTTAATTAAGGCAGCAGGGGAAGGAAAAAAAAAGACTTCCAAGAAGTAGAGATACTGGCCTATGAAATGGGCTTAACACCTAAAGAGTTTTACTCTGTATCTCCTGTTGAATTTGAGTTAATGGCTAGAGGGTTTCACCGGGCTAGGATATACGAGAGCAAGCTAAACAGAAACATCATGTATGTTATAGCTAAAACGGCAGGCTCAAAGATAAACAGCCCGGAAGAGCTATGGCCTTTGGATGAACCACAGGAAGCGGACGAGGACGAGATTAAAAAACTTTTTGAAGCGTTAAAGGATGAATAAGTATAACAGGTATGTCTATAAGCACCTCACATCTTACCAAGAAAGGGGTAAAACGAATAGAAAAAGCAAAATTAAATTAACCCTTTGACAATTTAAAGAATGAGCGAAGGACTAAGGATAAAGGTTGGTGCTGATATTATCGAGTTTACTAAATCTCTTAACCAAGTTGAGACAGAGATTAGGCAGCTAGAGAAAGACATTAAAGGTCTTACAGGAAATTCACTTGTTAAAGCTAACAAAGAGCTTGACAGGATGAATGAAATCTCTCAGAGGCTTAAAAATATCGGCAGGGCTGGCTTTGATCAGTTTGGCGTTGCCATTGGGAAAATTGGCCCGTCGGCGGCGGGTGCTGTTCCTGCGCTTAATTCTTTGGGACAAGTAGCGCGAGATTTACCATTTGGGTTTATCGCTATTCAGAACAACTTACCAATCGTATTAGACCAGTTTACCGCTTTATCAAGGGCATCAGGCGGTACAGGTGCAGCGTTAAAGGCTTTGGGTGCTTCTTTGTTTGGCCCTGCTGGATTGGCG